CCTTCATAGGATACTTATCAATTATTGTTTGCAGTGCCTCTTCAAATGGGGCGATCTCGCCCGGCTTTTGCTTCGAGTATATCTTCTCGCCGTCAAGGTATCCGACTACCTGTCCATCCTCGATGGAAAAGTTTTTGCCGAAATACGCCTCGGCCACGTCCGGGGGCAACACGGTCTTTTCGTTAACCGTCTGGGAGTTGGCAAACTGGTTGCTGACCAGAAGATTGTAAATCTGGTCGTCACGCTGTTGCAGGGCCTCTTCCCGTTCTTGCAGCTTTTTTTCGTATGCGTCGGAAACAGACTTTTTTATCTTGTCCACTTCGCCCGCATCCACTAGCTTCTTCTCATCCAAATTCTGCAAGGTCTTTAACGCTTCACGCGCTTTTTCCGGGTCTTCTATGCCTTCAAACTGTGATTGCAATTTTTCCAGTTGCTCGCTGTACTCCTTGGCTTTTTTCCTGTGTTTTTCGCTTTCCTTGTTTAACTCCGGGACCTTGTTGTAAAGATGCAAGGCATCCAGTTCAAAAGGATCATTCTCACCGTCAGTAACCAAGGGGTGGCCATTCTCGCCAAGTTGCAGTCCACCGCCGTCGGTTTTAACATACTCAATAGCCATGCTTCACGCTCCATTTAACCCTTCACGGGTGTTTTCAAATTAAACTAAAGGCTTCACGCCTACCTAAACAAAAAAAAATAGCCGCCTAAAACAGTCTTTAGACGGCTGAAACATACCCCAAATGCAATAATGGTACATGGTGATTGCGGCTAGTTGTGCCAGAAGTTATACTATATAAAACTTATTCAAAAGGTGACACGACTTTATAAAACTTATTCAAATAAAACTTAAAAACACTATTGACACCAATGGGTACATTGGTTATTTATTAGTTAACGGCAGGCGGAAAAAGGGAACAAAAAAACAAAGGAGGAATTTTAAAATGACTATCGCAATTTCAACTCAAATCTTGGCTGGAAACCTTGGCGATGGCTGGAACGATCAAAACGCGGCGGCAGATGCTCTGGCCGAATACACACGGCAAACATGGACCCGAGACATGCTAAACCTCGGCTATTCTAAAAATGAATTTGAAATCGACATTGATGTTCAGCATGGATGGGAAGGGTCGCCCAAAACAATGACAGTTGATGCAGACAATCCCGAAACGGCACTGGCTTTGGAACGCGAACTCACGTTTGAGGGTCAAATTTGGGAACAGTTCTGTGGCACAGAAATGGCCGCCAATCTATAACCAAAACCGTTCCCCGCCTTTGCGGGGATAAAAGGAGAATTAAAATGGATACAATAGGCTACACTCTGCGCCTCCCGGATGAACTCCGGCGGCAGGCCAAGGTTGCGGCGGCTGAAAGAGACATAAGCATGAACACCTGGGTTGTGGAGGCGATCCGGGAGAAATTGGGAGAAAAAACCATGTCAAATACAAACGTACTTGAATCCCCTGATTGTGAATGGATACAAACCCGCGCCCACCAAGTCGAGTAGACCACCCAAGCCCCGGTGTGGTTGCCGGGGCTTCTTACTCCCACATCTGGAGCGAACTAAACACTTCCCCGCACTGCGTACACCGATGGACACGAATGGTCCGCATCTGGCCCCGCTCAGTACGGCACACAATCAATGCACCGCCACAGACCGGGCACTTATTCTCCTGTGGGATTGTCCGTTCCGGATCTTTTGTCCTGATTTGCGCCTGCATTAGATCACGTCCTCCTGCTTCTCGTTACTCAGCCCGTCCCAGCCTTTGTTTAGCTTATACACCCGGCCCCGGCCGTCGGCCAAATCATCAAAACTCAGCTCACCCTTGCGGATCAGGTCGGCCCTGGTCTTGCCCACAATCTCGACCTGCCGCTTGTATGGCAAACCACTAAAGAAATCTCGGTAGTTGCCCTTGAACTTGCCCAGCGTCTCGGCCACGGCCCCACCGGTTGCCACCTGCCCGTCCCGTAAGACCCAATTACGCAAGGCCGGTTCCATCTCGTCTATGTTGACGCCTAGATCGCGGTAGGATTTTGTCAGGTAACGCCTACAACAGCGGCATGATAAATGCCTTGGGATTGGGATGGGGTCGTCAATATCAAACCGTTGCCCGTCCAGACTCGCACACCTGATACAAGCCCTGTTATCCAATATTGCAGACCACTCCCATTCTTGCTGCAATACATCCCGGTTCTGGTCAGCAACCGCCCATGCACCCCGGTTGTTCATCTCCTGCGTCTGCGTCCGCACCAAACTAATGACATCGTTTCGCGCCCCACCCCAGTTCTGCTCAACACGTTGTACCAATTTTTGGTACGACTCACCCCGGAGCAACCCGGCGTCTATGTCCTGCTTCACCCGGTCAATCAAGTTGTGATCGAAAGCATTTTTGACTACCTCGGCGGCCTGCAAGCCACCAAGCGGGGTTTGCACCATTGCCCGCAACTGCTCCGGGCTAGGCTCCACATTGTTAAACCCCGGCATGGTGCCGTCCACACTAAATATGTCGTTGTATTCCTTGATGGTGGACTGTGCCGCAGTCATGGCAATATCGTCCAAGTCCTGCCCCAACTGCTGCTTAATGCCCGCCGTCATATCCTCCATCTCGCCCAATAACGACGTAAGCCGGGCCTCGTTCCAGTCAGTCAACTTCCGGGCCTTGCCTCGTGCGTCAAGTTCGGATATTATTTCCCCACGGGCTTGGTCCACGGTCTTTAAGACCTGCTCAAGCTGTTGATCTTCCCACCGATCCAGGCGCAATCGCCAGTTGATGGACCGGGCGAATATGTATTTGTCAATCCTCTCTTGGGTGTCCATGATTTACCTGCACATGACTAAATGTCGTCTCGAAAAACAGCGACAATACCTCCTGCACCGCATCAGGACGGCTCTCCCGTTCCGGCCTCACGAGTGGTCAATAGAGAACCCCCCAGACGGCCCACAGTCCGATTCTCCGACTCCAGACGTTCAATCTCGGCATCAACGTCGAAATCCTCCGGCAACCACCCCCATTGATGGAGCATCCGGAGAAACGTCTCCCGACTCAGGTCACGATTCCGACGAATATCCACAAAAGCCCTCATCAACTGATCGCTGATCTTGGTTTCGTTAAAGTCCTTGTCATAAACGACCTCTACCTCGGCATCCCGGACACCCATCCAGGCCGCCGCCAGCTTCCAACATTGCTCTTCCCCCGCCTCACAATTCCGGGCAAATCGTTCAAGCTGCGAGTTTAACTGCTTGCGATCCTCGCGTTTACTCTCCGCACTCTCCACTTGTTTGCTATCAGGCCGGACCATGCGTAGGGCAATTTCGCGTATACGCTCTTCGTCCTCGTTGATAGCCTTGGTCAGCGCATCCCAAACCCGACCAGTTGGTGCAGCGTACTCAACTTTGGAATCCGCACTGCTACTGCGTAAACCGTTCGTGCTGGCTCGGATAAACTGGTCAAGCTCGTCCTCCTCAAAGCCGTAAAAACAGGCGATCTCAACCGCGCTGTCAAACAAGTTCTTATCCAATTCACTGTCCCGCATAAACACGCGCTTGCACAGGCTGGACACATCATCCAGGGCAGACGTACCCACCATTAGTTGACTGCGCTCAAAGTAGAAGGGCACAAGTGGTACACGCCCTGTCGGGTTGTTGCCTTCGTCAATCTGTCTGATGTCCGTCCCGCCATTACCGTTGTCTTCCTGCACCCACAGTTCCCAGCGGTCCCGGTACCAGATGCGGTATTGCTCCTGAAACTGATGTCCCTCAAACGGGTCTGCGCTTGTCTCCACATACTCATAAAGCTTGACCCACTCCAGCCGCCCGTCCTCTACATGCCAGTCAAGGACATGCCACGGCTCGACTTGGACAAAATATGGCCGTATCCCCTGGGCCTGGGCCTCGGCTAAATTCTGTGCCTCACCCTGCGGCGAATCGACCACCACAAACTGTATCCCCCGTGCGGCCGCCTTGGTTGCCACGTCGTTAAAATACTGGTCCGCCGGGGTATTGGAGCGGTCCACGTCGTCAATCAATGTTTCAATCTGTGTCGGGATTGTCCGGTCAATAGTGCCCTCAGTGACGCTGGAGCTAAACACCTGGACAATAGGCGCGGCATGATTGCGATACGTGGCCCGTTGCAACCGAATGTCATACTGTTTGGTGGTTTCGTATGGATGACGTGGCAGGTACTTTTTGGCCTTGCCCCGGGCCTCCATGTTGTCGCCGCCTTGGTAGAGATCATTCCAAATCAAATACTTTGGCCCCTGGATGTCCAGGGCCGGGTGCTGATTGTCTAAATTTTTAGCCATGATTATTACTCCTTGTCTGCTTAACCCATCGGGCTAAACGGTTTTATGTCTCGTTTCTTAATCGGGAACTCATACTCGATAAAGTACGTGCCCGCATCGAAAATATGGTCAATGCCGCTGTTTTTGTCCGGCAGACCGTTCTTGTCATACGCCAACTGCTCCAGGGCCTGCGTGTATTCCCGGCACCGTTCCACGTTGACGAAATATCGTTGGTCCTCAAACACCTTATTCGCCGCCGCCACCCGGTCTTTAATATGCGGGTTTTTCTTGTGCGCCTTAACCCGGAAACCGGCCTTGCGCAGCAGGGCAATGTCAGATTGAGAGGCATTAACGGTTTTGCGCGAATCCCCGGAAGCGTCCGGGTATATCGTGATATTATGCTCCGGGTATCGTTCCTTAATCGTCTGGATCATGGCCGGGGTGTCATACATATCCACCAACTCATCCACGGCATGGGGCACTTTGTCACGCATGACATGGACCACAGCCGCTTGTCTGGTCACGTTGAAGTCACAGCCGATATAGAGCGGTTCCCTGGACTGAATTGTCTCTGTACTGGCATTGCGTACCCGGTCAAACGCATGGGCAACCGTGCCAGAGGACAGGTTGACGAACTTGCCCTCCAGGTATGCGTCTAAGAGGTTGGCGGGGTAGGTGTCGCGCAAGCTCTGAATGTAACCCTCCGGCAAATGCGGGTTGCTCCAGGTCGGCGCCTGGACCATTTTGTAATCAGGGCCACCTTTGCGAACCCAGCGGTCATAGCAGAAGCGGAAGCCTTCAGGGGTTGTGTAGACACATACTTGGTTTGGAGCACCACTTTTCATCACTTGCCTATTCCTAGCAATGATCTTGTTCCAAACCTCTTCAGCATGATCTTGCCTAAGCGTATCCAGCTCATCGCAATGACTCCGCCATACCTCATAAGCAATGATCCTGTTGGGATTGTCCAAAGTTCTAACGATAAACCGCCCGTAGTTCTCAATGGTGATTATATTTGCTGTCTTGTCGTAACTATACTGCACCGGCATGACATCGAGATATTCTAATATCCTTGGCACAGTATTAAGGCGAGCAAGGTCATAAGTCGGATCATAAAGGGCAATGCTACTACTTGGCTCTGCAAATTTATCTGCAAAAGCCTTAGCTATCTTGGCTTCCGTCTTTCCCGCTCCATACCCAGCCACGAATAAGGGAAAGCGGCATTGCATATTAAACATTTTCCACTGAGGTTCAGTGAGTTTAATCGTCGGCATTGCCCTCATCCTTTTGAATCACCATCGGCTCTTGCATAGTGACATTGGCATCAATCTTGGCCTTTTCAATGTACCCGCGCTGTCTACCCTGGCACTTGAGATAAAAGCATATCGCCCCTAGATCACCCTCGTTTATCTTCTGAAGCAACTTACTCTCTGCCAGGTCAAGATACTTAGCCTTGACTTCCTCAACCGCCTTTTGCAGTCGCTCAGACTTGGCTAC